ATCGCTGGTTGTTCTGACCTCCGGCGGTGAGTTTGTTGTGACCGGTGACCAGAATAAAGTGCTTACGCCTTCTGCATTCTCCCTGAGTTCTCAGGGCTCAAACGGCTGCAGCGATGTGCCTCCTATCGCGGTTTCGAATATTGCGCTCTTTATCCAGGAGAAGGGCAGCGTCGTGCGGGATCTGGCCTACTCGTTTGATGTTGATGGATTCCAGGGCAACGACCTGACAATCCTCGCTAATCACCTTTTCCAGAAGCGCAGCATTGTCGACTGGGCGTTTTGTATTGTCCCGTTCTCCAGCGCGTTCTGCGTGCGCGACGATGGGAAATTGCTGGTGCTGACCTATCTGCGTGATCAACAGGTATTCGCCTGGTCTCCGCAATCCAGTGCCGGGAAATATGAGAGCACTTGCGGTATCAGTGAAGGCAGCGAGGATGCGATCTATTTCGTGGTTAACCGCACCATCAACGGCCAGACAAAACGCTATATCGAGAGGCTGGCAAGCCGACAGTTTACCGATGACCTTGACGCTTTCTTTGTCGACAGCGGACTGACCTATGACGGACGCAATGCCAGCAGCCGGGAGGCCACTATCAGCGGTGGAAGCGGGGACTGGAGTTATCAGGTGCCGTATACCCTGACGATGAGCGGGGCCAGCTATTTTACCGCGGGAGACGTCGGCGCACAGATCCAGTTCCCCTACATAGGAACCGATCCTGAAGATGGTAGCGCCGTTGCCATGCAGCTGCGCTGCGACATTATTTCGGTTGAAAGCGGCAACTCGGTAACCGTCACAGCCAACAGGAATATTCCTCCTGTCCTGCGCAATACCGCCACCACTAACTGGTATATGGCCCGCCAGACATTCGCCGGACTCGATCACCTTGAAGGACAGACCGTCAATGTACTGTCCGACGCCAGTGTAGAGCCGCAGAAAGTCGTCACCGGCGGCGCCGTTACGCTGGAGAAACCCGGCGCAGTGGTCCACATCGGCCTGCCGATTAACGCCCAGTTTGAAACCCTGGACATCAATATTAACGGGCAGGAGACGCTGCTCGATAAGAAACAGCTGATCAATTCCGTGACGCTGGTGGTCAACGCCAGCCGAGGCATCTGGGCATCAACTCCAGGCGGCCAGTGGTACGAATACCCTCAGCGCGAGTTTGAGTTTTACGACGATCCGGTTGATGACGCCACAGGCAAAGTAGAGGTCAAACTCGACAGCAACTGGGATAAAAATGGGCGGGTAAAAATCCGTCAGACTGACCCGCTGCCGCTTTCTGTGCTGGCGGTGATCCCTCGCATTACCGTGGGAGGCTTTTAATGATTAACGCTCAGATAGTCCCGGCCACCGCAGAGCACATCGCTGAAATTATCCCCCGCGTGCGCCTGGCAGACATCGAAGAGTTTGCCGCCACGAATGGCTGGAGTGCTGCCCGTGTTCTGGAATGTGGCCTTCGCACATCAACCTTCTGTTGTGCCGGCTTGATAAACGGCCGCGTTGTCACTGTCTTTGGCGTGGCGCCCGCTTCAATGATTGGCGGCAGCGGGATCCCCTGGCTTGTCGGCACGGATGATCTGGAGCGCTATCAGCGAACATTTCTGCGCCGCTGCCGGAAGGTGGTTGCTGCAATGCTGTCCGTCTATCCGTATCTCGAAAATTATGTCGATGCCCGTAACCACGTCGCAAAGGCGTGGCTGCACTGGCTCGGTTTTACCCTGGAAGACCCGGCGCCGTATGGTGTGCTCGGCCTGCCGTTCCACCGCTTTTACATGGAGAAAAACTGATGTGTGATCCGACTATTGCCGCCGGCGCGACTTTAGCGCTCAGCGGCCTGTCTGCATATAACCAGTATCAGCAGGGTAAATATACTGCCGCGGTTGCTCAGCAGAATGCTGATGTTGCAACTGCCCAGGCTAATGACGCCATAAATCGCGGTAACGCGGAGGCTGATCAGCGCCGTCGTGAGACCCGGCAGCGGCAGGGCACGCAGGCGGCAATAATGGGCGCAACTGGTGCTGATATGAGCTCAGGATCTGCGCTGGATATTTTCGGGGATACGGCGCAGTTTGGCGCACTGGATGCTCTGACTACCGTCAATAATGCTCAGCGAGAAGCATACGGATATCAGACGCAGGCGGCTAACTATGAAGCGCAGGCAAGCGCGGCTAAAAGCTCAGGAACTATCGGCGCGGCGACAACGCTGCTTACTGCGCCACTGAAAGCCTATGGCGCTTATCAGTCATTCGGCGGAACCTGGAACCCGTTCACGCAGAGCAAGGCCGCACCAATTTCTGCTGCCGTCGGCACACCTACCGGTCGATAAGGAGAAAACTATGCCAGTTGTACCAACAGTCGCCGGGCGTCAGGTTGAAAGCCGCGGCGTTTCCACTCAGGGATTTCAGGCATTCGATCAACCAAACGCCGGCGATGCGCTACTGAGCGCAGGAAGCCAGGCGCTTGACGTATTCGGCCAGGCTAAACAGCGCGCTGATGTCGCTATGGCACAGGATGCTTCGCTGCAACTGACGCAGACCGCAAGCGATCTGATGACCAACCCGCAGAATGGCCTCCTTAACCTGCAGGGTAAAAACGCTCTTGGCAAGGGGCAGGAATACACCCAGCTCTTTGACGCAAAGGCTCAGGAGCTGGCGATGCAGTTGCCGGAGTCGGCGCGTCAGGGATTCCTGCAGCAGGCTCAGCAGCAGCGCATCCAGTTTACGTCTCAGGCTGGCCGGCATGAGATAGGGCAGCTCAATGCGTATGAAGAGGGGCAGTTCCAGGCAACGCTGACCACCGGCGCCAAAACCGCTTCGGCAATGTATGGCGATAACGCCAACTATGTGCTGGCTAATCAGCAGGCGTTTCAGCAAATAGAAAGCTTCGGCGCTGCACATGGGTGGAGCCCTGAGCAGATCCAGGCCAAAAAGGTGGAATTCAAAGAGAAGGTAGCTGATGGCGCGCTTTCTCAGTGGTCAGCAAATAACGCGATCGGATTCATTCAGAGCAACGGTGAGCTGAGCGATACGGCCGCCGGTTCACGGCGGGCTACTGTTAACCCTTATGGTGGTGAGCCATCATCTACGAAAGGAATGGTTACCCAGGGGAACATTAACTTATTCAACCGACCATCTGTAAAAAACGAAGATGGTACTATCAGCACGGTAAGAACTATTTCCATAGGCACTGATGCAGGTGAAGTCCTGATACCAACGGTCAGTGATGACGGTAAATTACTTTCAGATGATGAAGCAATCGCGCTATATGAAAAAACAGGAAAGCACCTTGGAATATTTGATAATCCTGATGATGCGACTGCATATGCTGAAAAGTTGCATGAGCAGCAAGATCAGTATTATGTGAAAGGTGATAGCGGCGATACCAGGGGTATCCGCAACAACAACCCGGGGAACCTCGAAGCCAGCTCATCAAACCCATGGGTAGGGCAGACTGGTAGTGATGGCCGGTTTGCAAAATTCGAGACTCCAGAGCATGGGATCCGCGCGCTGGGCCGCAACCTCATATCCTACCAGCGGCAGGGGATTGATACCGTTGGCGAGATCATTAACCGTTGGGCGCCGCCGTCTGACAATAACGACACGGCCGCATACATCAAAGCGGTTTGCGCGCAGTTAGGCGTAACGGCAAACCAGCCGCTTGATGCATCAAACCCTGATACGCTGCAGGCGCTCTGTGCCGCCATCATCAAACATGAAAATGGCACGCAACCATACAGTCCTGACCAGCTATCAACCGGCGTCAGCGCCGCGCTGGGACTCTCTCAGTTGCCAACCAGCAATAAACGCTACACCGGCAATGCAGCATTCGACGCCGCAACGCCGGAAGCGCAGGCCACTTTTCTGCGCCAGGCTGACCAGATCCGTCGGCAGCAGCAGGCCGAATACAGAACGGCTATCGATAGCCAGGTTCGCGACGCCACCGCGGCTTACATGCGAGGTGTTGAGTTCCCAAACCCGCCAGGGGAAGCTGATTTTATTGCTGCCTACGGCGTGCGGGAGGGAAACCAGCGTTACACCGAATTCAGGAATACGCAGATTGCCGGGCAGTACATTGGCTCATTCCGCAACATGCCTACCAGCAGCATCACGGCATACGTCAACCAGTTGAAGCCGACGCCGGAACAGACCGGGGAGGGCTATGCATCGCGAGCTGAATTATTCGACCAGGTATCAGCCGCCGCTACGAAGGTGATCAGCCAGCGCCAGAATAATCCGTTCAATGCCGCGGTGGATATCGGCGCCTATAAGCCTATCTCAAGTAACAATCCAAACGATATCACTGCTGAAGTAGCCAACCGCTTTTCATCTCAGGATCGGCTGCGTGAGCTTGGAATCAATGCCCCGATACTAAGCAGTGAAGAGGCTAATGCTCTGGCTCAGCAGGTACGCGGAACGCAAAATGTCGACCAGACGATAAAGCTCCTGCAGAACATGGGCGAGACACTTCCGGCGCCCGCGATGCGACAGGTTGCGTCAGCCATTGCACCGAGCAGCGCGGCAACCGCCTACTCTGCGCTGTTGCTCGGTACTCCGGATAATCAGTACGACAACACGAAGCCATCGATCGCGTACAGCCAGTTTATTGGCTACAAGCCGACCATGAATAAATATGATGTCTCTAAAGTTATCCTGGCCGGTGATCAACTGCTTAACCCCACGAAGGGCATGAAAGATGCCGGGATCACACCGGTTCAACTACCCAGCGAGGATAAGCTGAAGCGTGCGTTTGATGATCAGGTTGGCAATGCATTTGCCAATAACCCGCAGGCCAGACAGCTGAGTTATAGCCTGTTCAAATCCGCTTACGCCGGGATCGCTTACCAGTCTGGCGATACCGCGATGACCCGCACCGATGCGGCTAATTCTGATGTGGTCGAGAAGGCCGCGCAATACGCCACCGGCGGGGTTTACAAAGGCTTCAATGGTGGTGATGTGGTAATGCCGTTCGGCATGGATAAATCTACTTTCAAGGATCGCTACACAGTGGCGGCACAGCAGGCGCTGAAAGACGCCGGGCTGAATGAAAATGCCGCTTCAAACTTTACGCCGGTGAACATTGGTAATAACCAGTATCGCCTGGTGAGCGGCAGCGGGCGCTGGGCGACAGACCCAAAAACAAATCAGGCAATAGTCGTGAGGGTTGAATAATGGCTGATGTATTTTCTCTGGCTCCTGAAGGCCAGGCATGGACGGACGATAAAACGACGGCTAATCCGGCGCGGCCAGAAGACTACGATCCGACGTTTTTTCAGGGGGCAGCCTCCGCACCTGTACGCGGGTTGATTGGTGGAACAATTGGTCTTGCTCAATCAGCTGTGGGATTCAGCAAGCGCCTAATCAGCGATCCCGCATTTACAGCAGATGTGGCGCCGACGGTTAACATTTTCCGCGTTATGTTCCCTGATGCTGATAAAACCCTTAATGACACCTACGACACGATCGGTAAGCAGTTGCAGGAAATGCTTGGTTATGTGAAACCAGACGCCGGCAGTCAGGGTACGGCCGCAGAGGTGCTTTATGGGCTCGGCCAGTTTGCGCCAGCGATTGGTGCCTCAATCATCGGCGGCCCTACGGTCGGCGCCGCCACGGCTTTTGGCTCTACCTATGAACAGTCATATCAGGACTTCAGAGCCAAAGGTGTAGACGAGTCAACGGCGCGTAATCTGGCTGCACAACAGAGCTCCTTCAATGCCGCAGGCATGGCGCTTCCCGCTGCTATCGGTACGACGCTGGCCACGCGCATCGCGTCAGGCGTCGCAATCAACACAGGATTTGGTGGCCTTAACCGTTATTCAGTTGGCGAAACACTGGAGGAGAAAGGCTATTCCGATATGGCGAAGCAGTACCGGGTATTTGATGGGCAGGCGATGCTGGTTGACGCTGTGCTTGGCGGTGCCTTTGGTGGTGCTCATCACCTGGCCTCGCGAAATGCTGATACACCACCTCCGGCAGATACCGAAGCGCCGATCCCCGCGGCAGAGGTTCAGAGCGTTCCTGAAGAAACTTCTTCACCGTCACCGGGAAATGAGGCAGCACCGCAACCTTCCCCGTTAGGTGATGGCCCTACTGCGCCAGAGGTGCCGCAGGTTACCTACGAATCGCGAATGAATGAATTGCAGCAGAACGCAGATCAACTTTTATCCCGTGGTGACAGGAAGGTGTGGCAGTCAGAAATTGCTAATGGTGAGCGTACAGTAGCGAAACTTGAGGCTCAGGATAAAGCCATCCGAGATGCAGCACCAACCGGAAGCGGTGGCGCTAATCGCCGTTATTATGCTGAAAACAGGGCGAAGCTTGATGACATAGCCAACCAGCTCGCTACTGCCAGAGAGCGCCTTCAGAATGCCCGCGACACTCTTGCGCCACATCAGCAGGGCGGTCAGTTTTATGAGGCCCGCGCTGATCTGTCCCGTATTCAGCAGGGGATCATCCCTGAAAGTATGCGTGGCCTGGTGCGTGAGACAGAAATTAAACCTAGCGACATCGATGCGGCCCACACTCTGAACGAGGGGCTTTATTACGACATCGAGTCGGCCCCTGTTCTGCATGCCAGCAACGAAAGTATCAACAGCCATGTGTCGGCCATGGATGAAGCGTATCGCCAGCTTTCTGACGGGCAACCGGTGAACATCGGAATGATGGCCCGTGGGCTGGATGGTCCGACGCGGCCCGGCATGCTGGAATCAGCAAACGAGCAGTACCATGCAATGCAGCAGGTTTTCGAAGAGAATGGTGTCAGGTATGAAACGCCGTCAGAACTGGCTGGAGAAGCTCCGGCGCCGCGCGCAGAAAGTGCATTTACGGCAGCCGACGAAACTGGCGGGCAGGTCAGTGTTGATCCTGACACCGGCCAGGCGATTTCATCAAACAGTTACGACCTGATGGCCGCACGTGATATGGCAACTGCGAATCCAGAATTAACGATCGCGCACCCTGACACCGGACAGCCAGCAAAACTTTCTGATGTTCTGTCTGAATTTGACGACCAGATCCAGACCGTACAGGCAGAGTCGAAAGTTTATTCCGTTGCAGCAGCGTGCTTCCTGAGGAACCCATAATGAAACAGGCATGTGTTGAAGCCATTGCCCAGACGCTGGGTCGCCAGCCCAAGGCTGATGAGCTGAAAAATATTGAAGACCGGATAAAAGAGGCCGTGCGCGACGTTCACCGGAAAAACGCCAGGGAAGGAAAGACTGGTATCCCTGATGCACAGACGTACATGGAGGCCGCTGAGCTTGTGCGTCAGCGCGTTGTGCATGATGTCTATAAGAAGCGCCAGCGCGTCGCACAGAACGCGCTGGCAATCAGCAGGGTAACAGACACCCTCGATGCGAATATCCCGCCAGAACAGCAGACACCCGCCAATTTGCAGCAGTTTATATTTGCCGGGCGCCGCACGAAGATTTTCGGCAAGGATCCTGACATCAATGTCACTTCTGCTGAGGAATTGGCGACAGGCGCCTATCAGGACTGGTCACGCCAGCTCAGCGCTGAAATGCTCAAAGCCGGCGATGACGTTCGAAAATTCTTCGAGCAAAGCAAGGCCCTTGGTGAGCAGCGTTTTCGCAGCTTTTTCGATCAGCAGGCGGCTAAGTCTGCACAACTGCAGATCCTGAAAGAGCTGTATGGTGAAGATACCGGTAACCCGCAGGCGAAGAAGATCGCAAAAGTCTGGAGCGACGTAACCAGCCGAGCCCGGCAGGAGATGAACGACAACGGTTTTGATATCGGGTTGCGCGACGACTGGCATTTGCCGTATGTAGATGACGCCGATTTTATCCGCAACGCCGGGCGCGATGAGTGGCTGGCATCTTTGCCGCTGGCAGAACAGGCTAAGGCGAGGCTTTCTGGCCGCCAGCCGCCGATTGAGTTTGCGCGGCAGGCATGGGTGGACGACGTTTACAACACCCAGGATCGCAGCAATTACGTTAATCCTGACGGCAGCCCGATGAATGACATAGAGTATCGCCAGGCGCTGGAAGCGATCTTTGAAACGAAGGCCACCGACGGTGCCAACAAAATCGACCCGGGCGCATTCATGGGGACCGGCGGGATAAAGAACCGCGGATCCCAGAGCAGGGTGATGGCGTTTAAAGACGCCCAATCCCATTTTGCCTACATGGAGCGCTACACTCAGCAGCCGGTTGCTGGCGTGATGATGTCGCACCTGCAGTCTTCTTCGCGCGATCTTGGGGTGGTGAAAGCATTCGGACCTGATGCTGCAAGAAACTTTTCCCTGGTGCTGGACCGTGTATATCAGCGTGCGGTGACTGGCGGGAAGGAAGTCGGCAAGATGAACGATGAGCGCAAGATGGTCGAGCGCATGTTTAACTCAATGGCCGGCCTTAATGGCGCGGCCACATCGAGCGTATTCACGTCGGCTGTTGGCGGTCTCCGCAACCTTATGACCAGCGCCATGCTCGGTACCAGCGTTCTGACCGCAACCAGCGATCAGGCTATCATGCGCGCGAATGCGCAGGCTCTGGGCTTTGACCGTAATGGTATGCGGCTCTCTGCAAATACGCTGAGGAACCTGTTTAACGGCGATGCGAAGCGCGCGAATGCAGAGCTTGGCCTGCTTGTAGATTCGCATGCTGCTGTCGTATCGAAGATGGGCGGGTTTGATCTGTCTCGCGGCATTACCGGCTGGTTTGCTGAGAAAACCCTGAAGTGGTCAGGGCTGATTGCAATGGACCGGGCAAACAAGGCGTCATTCGGCCTGCTGATGTATAAAAACATTGGCGAGCTAACCCGCAAATTTAAGACCCTGGATGAAGTTAAGGGCTCAGATAAAACCATCCTGGCAAATAAGGGATGGAGTAATGAGGACTGGGCTATCATGGCAGCAGCAGAGTTGCGGCCAATGACTACAGCCGGACATATGGGCATGACGCCGGACGCTATTTACGCCGTTCCGGATGAGGTGATCACCAATATTATGGCTGACAGGATCGCCCAGGTGCGCGCCGGTAGTGATACGGCACTGGCAGCGCTTGGCGATATGTCACCTGAACGCCTGAAGCGGATGAAGGAAGCATTCGACGCAGAGGCAGAGCAGACGATTACGCGCATGGTGCGTAACGCCCGGGCGGAAGCTGCTCAGAAATTGCTGGGGATCACTCACGGTGAGATGACCAGCGCAGTGACAACGGCCACCGGGCTTGATACCTACGCCCGCGATGATGCCGGCCAGCTGCTTAAAAGCTTCATGCTCTTTAAAACCACGCCGTTCGCTGGTTTTCGCCAGTTGGTTAACCGCTCCAAGGATCTTGATACGGTGCCAGCTATCAAATTCCTGGCGTCCTATATTGCGGGTACGACGCTGGCCGGGATGTTTGCTAACCAGATGAACAGCCTGCTGACAGGCAATGACCCGCTGGACATGACAAAGCCGACTACCTGGGTGCAGGCGCTGCTGAAAGGCGGTTCGTTCGGTATCTATGGTGATTTCCTGTTCCAGGATCACACGCAATATGGGTCAAGCATCGCGGCCACAATTGGCGGTCCGGTATTGAGTTTCGCCGAACAGCTGACAAAGTTGCTGATCACCAACCCACAGAAAGCGCTTCAGGGAGAAGATACTTCTTTCGGCGCCGATGCGCTAAAGACCGCTCGTATGATCACCCCGTTTGCCAACCTCTGGTATGCTAAGGCGATCACCAATCACCTGATCCTGCAGCAGCTTCAGGAGATGGCAAACCCAGGGTACAACGACCGGGTTAGGGACCGCGCTCAGCGGGAATTCAACACAACGAGTTGGTGGGAGCCTGGCGATACTGCGCCACGCAGAGCGCCAGATTTAGGGAAGGCGGTGGGCAACTAGTTTATCCATGGCATGCCAAATATTCTTGGTATGCCGTAAATAACTATATTTAAAGCTAATATAAAGACGGCTAAAACAGTCAATCTTAAAAAGAAGGTTATCATTTTAGATTTCATAATGACTACCTAATAAGGAGAAAAAATTGTTAAGAGGATTAGCAGTAATTTTTATCGCAATGGTATTGTCTGGCTGCCAAACATCGGCTCAGTTTGAGCGTAACATGCTCTCATGGCGCGGGCAAACAATTGACTCAATGGTTCAACAATGGGGGTATCCGACAGGGGAGTTAACATCTCCAGATGGCAACAGAGTGTACGTCTACTCAAACTCTGGAACTTACAATGTTCCTCAAACTACAACATATAATACAACTTCAAACGTTATAGGTAATACTGTATATTCAAATACCTACGCCACAACTGATGGCGGTTACTCTATTAATTTTAGCTGCACAATTTATGTCGAATTCGGCAGTGATAAAATAATCAAAAATGTCTCTTGGAGAGGAAACAACTGCGTTGCGTGACATGTCACAACAAAGCGCATAAAAAGCCCGCATTGCGGGCTTGCATCTACCGATCTGTTATCTAGGCGTTCCCTGCGCCAGCAGCCTCAGCAACCCTTGGCCTTAGCCATCACGTACTGTGCGTGCGTCTCTATGTCGCGCAGTACGGCACCGATACCAACAATGTAGCTGAGCATGGCAGTGACCTCTGCGGCGGCGCCGGATACATCATGCCCGTCAGCATCGAGTTCGCGGAGCAGCTTCATCACCATTGAGCTTTTCGCCAGTTCACGCAGGCCATCAGGTGAATGGATGTGATCCTGATAGCGTCGGTTAAGAGGGAAGGTGTAATGCTTCTGCTCGACCTGCAATGCATCCATGATCGCCGGCAACATGCTGCTGGTCATCTCCTGCGCCAGCATGCGGGCTTTATCAGCCTGGGAGAGTTCTTCCCGAACGTAGCGGCCAGTCTTGCGGATCTGCGGCAGCACCTCGCTGGTTACCCATTTGCGGAAGCGGTAAGCGCTCGTTCCTTCTACGTCACCGCATCGCGGCAGCGGAGGATAAGAGTGTAGAGGCCAGACTCAGAGATGATAACTGATTCCTGCTCACCACCAAGGGTGTCGGTTGAGCCGACGCCCTTCTCATCATCATCAAGTTTGCGAACTGCATCACGATGGTTTGCGATGCCAATCGCGCGGCAAACATCGGATGCAAAAAACCAAGGATTTCCATCGATCATAATGGCGCGAATAGCTGAGTCGGATTCGAAATTGAAAATAGAAGGTTTGGTGTTCATTGTGATACCCCGCTTAGTAGAGTTATCACCACCGCAACGCCAATTACTGGTGGTGAACTGAACGGAGTTGGCGTACCGGCCTAAACGGATACCGGCGTCCTTTCGGACCCCCGCCCAGCCCACCATTGGATAGGTGCGTCAGAGCGCGTGCACAAAAAAACACGCAGTCGCGCGGTGTGTGCGCCTTTGTAGTAATCCGGGAGACCAATCCCGGCACCGGATTTTGCCGATGCCTGATCACTATGGCACAAGGGAAATGGGTTGTAAATTTACCATTTTGGTAATAATTAATCGAGTGTTATTTGGATATCAATCCCTATCTGAGTTGCTGCCGCAACTGCATTGCGCAGAAATCCAGGTGTGTTTGCAGCTCCCGCATCGACAACTGCGAGCTCGTCACATAGTTAACTAGTGCCACCAGTTCTGCCGCCGCACCGCTGACATCGTGGCCGTCTCGCTCCATCTCCCTGAGCAACTCCATCAGCTGTGATTTTACAACCAGGGATCTGACCCCTTCAGGGGTGTGAATACGATCTGAAAAACCTTCGTCGACAGGATACTGGTACCGCTCTGGCATTAGGATTACTCCGATAAATACTGTATGTATATACATATATCAAAAGGTAACAGGGTTTTCCAGAAGGTTTTTATTTACCTTAATGGTAATGTTTTTGCTCGTTTCGATCTGTTTTATTCATATATGGTTTGATGGGTAATAGAATGCTTCTATGCACGTGAGGCGCGCCGAGCGCTGCGACATCCGGAGATTTCATATGACGGTCTCAACCGAAGTCGACCATAACGACTACACAGGGAACGGCGTTACCACATCTTTCCCGTACACGTTCCGCATCTTCAAGAAGTCAGATCTCACCGTCCAGGTCGCTGACCTTAACGAAAATATTACGGTGCTGACTCTGGATACCGATTATTCCGTTACCGGTGCGGGTACCTATTCTGGCGGGAATGTCGTGCTGATGTCACCGCTGGCCAACGGATGGCAGATTTCTATCTCACGTGACCTGCCAGTTACCCAGGAGACTGACCTTCGTAACCAGGGGAAGTTCTTCGCAGAAGTTCATGAGGATGCGTTCGACAAGCTGACCATGCTTATCCAGCAATGCTTCAGCTTTCTCCGACTGGCGCTGTGCAAGCCGTCGTTCATCGCTAACTATTACGACGCGCTCAATAACCGCATTCGTAACCTGCGTGACCCGTCACAGGCGCAGGATGCGGCCACGAAAAATTATACTGACCAGAAATATGAATCTTCAATTTCTCATTCTGATACTCTCTTTGAGAGAACAGTAAGAATTCCAGAATCTAGGATATCAACGTTACCAGGGGTTGAAATAAGGAAAAATAAATTAATTGCCTTTAACGATCAGGGTGATCCAATAGTCGTTTTGCCTGAATCAGGATCTGCATCTGATGTTCTTATTCAATTGGCTTCTGGTAGTGGCTTGCTTTATATAGGCAGCACGCCAACAATATCAACACTTCAAACTATAGTTCCAAATATAATAGGAACAAGAGTACAGGTTAAAGAGTTT